ATTTTATATAGGGAGGTTATCAAAATTAAATACTAATTCACTTCATACCATACATCTAATTCAAGTTTATCATTAGATTTATTGGCACCACTACCAACATCAAATATAGTTTCAACAAAACCACCAGCAGCAATAGTAGCAGCATCATCAGGATTCATACCATAATCTTCAGCAATAGCACCAGCCTTTTGCTTAAGTTTCATGTTGTCAATGTACTTATCTTGGTTTTCAACCAATTTATTTCTCCGTCTTCGAGTAGAAGAATCCATAACTCCTACATGATCCTCAGTACCATACCTACTATTACTTCTCACATTGTCCTTAAGAGTAATGTATCTGGTATAACCAAAGATGACAGTTACCTTTAATACGTTGCTACCTTCGTAACTTAAAGGAACTGCAGTTACTTGTTTTGGAAATGCATCTATAAATTTATATGTTAATAAATCTTGAGCATTAAAATTAGTAGAAGATTGATTTGGATTCTTCACTAAGTTCCTTTCGAATTTTGTAATAGCAATTTCTCTTTTATAATTGTTAGGATATCTCATCCTGTAATATGAATTGCGATCTGCAAATCCTGCTTGACCATCATATCCACCAACATATTTTCCTCTCTCATCGTACAATGGATTGACATAGTTCATCCATTCTTCAAACATACGAAGTACATTATATTTTTCATCAACATAGAAGGTAACTTCAAAGTCAGGAAAGATTCTTCTAGTAGCATTGTACTCAAGCATACCCTGCATTGCTCCAGGTTGCTCAGTAATATCAAAGTT